TTCTATTCTGAAGCCTCCACTACGTTCCCGGCATCATCCCCTAAGACCGACCGAAGGTCGGTCAAGGTTGCACCCGAAGGGTGCTTACCCAATGCTACCGTTCTACGAACGTCCACATTGGGGTCTTATCACACAAATTATCGTTCTGGTCAGTGGGCTGAAAGGCCTACAACTACTAACTCAGAAGGTGACCGTAGGTCACCGGAAGAGTTTGATACCAAACTCGATTATTATATAGGTGAAAGTGCTCCGAATTCGGTACGTAAACCATGTCACGATAATGATATGTCATTAAATGTTATAATTTCACCATTCACTTTTCAAAATTATATGCAATATTCAATTGACAGATATACACCGGCTGAACTGTTTGCACCAACGAAGAATTCAATCCGCACACGTGGATTGAATTCTTCGATGCCAATGACCGATAATGAGATAAAAAAATATACAGTGACAGAATTAGCTGAACTATATGAATTTTATAAGTCTATACCAAAAAAAAAATCACTAACAGAAATAACAGAATTATATAAGCCTATCATAAAAAATAAATCACTAAAGGAAATCACAGAATTGTATAAGCCTATCCTAAAAAATAAATCATCAACATCATATAATGATCGGAGATTTTCAGTATATGATAGCCTTAGTATAGGGGGCGAAGACCCCCTAATGCAACAAACTTTGAAGGTGGCTTCGTCAAACTCGTCCGGCGACAGAGTCACTGGACGAGTTAGTAGTGAAGGAGGCTTTCAGCCCCCCTTGTCAAACTCGTCCGGTGGCTCTGCCACCTTCGAAGTTAGTAGTGAAGGAGGCTTTCAGCCCCCCTTGTCAAACTCGTCCGGCGACAGAGTCACTGGACGAGTTAGTAGTGAAGAGACTACATGTTCCGTGTGCCCCTTGCCACCGGAGAAGTTTACACCATTATATTGTGTTATACATGATTCAATGGATGATTTACCTAGTTTATCGAAAAAAACAGATTCAACTAGGCAAGGTGCGGAACGCACCGAACTACTAAGTCTGAAGCAAGCTACTAAAACGCAAACCCATATAACCGAAGATCAGCCTATATCGCTACTAACTTCTAAGGATACATTATCGGAACATAAGCCGAAGAAGTTTATGGTACAATTGAATATTACGTTTATTACACGAATATATGAGAGATATCGTAGACGAAAAATTGTTCCAGAAAATTAGATAATATCCTATATGTATAGGGTATTATGTCCAATATGTTATGTCAATACAAGGATTATTTTGGAAAACCGGGAACGGGTATTCATTCCTATCGTATTGCTGATATAGCGGTAGTTGACGTTGGGTTTACCATTTTGGTGGCTTGGTTATTTTCTTATTTATTCATGTGGAATTTTCTATGGTGTGTTTTAGGGTTTTTTATCTTGGGAATATTGATACATCGACTGTTTTGTGTACGAACCAAGATAGATACAATTCTGTTTACATGATATAGGATGAATCAACAACGTATATTATCATTTGATATTGGAATAAAAAATCTTGCTTATTGTTTCTTGGAAAAGGAAGCCTCCTTGCCAAACACCAAGATATTAGATTGGAAAATAGTCGATTTATTGAATACTGAACCACCTGTAACACATAACCATGTCTGTAAATGTTTGTTGTCTACTTCTACCAAGAAAGTACCGAAGGAGTGTGGTAAAAAGGCCAAATATCAATATACGACATCGGTCTCTAACTCTTCCTTCAGAGTTAGTAGTGAAGAGGCTACACGTTCCGTGTGCCCCTTGCCGGAAACCTTGTATTTTTGTGAGTCTCATGCTAAAAATAATAAAACATATTTAATACCAAAAAAGTCGCACGAAGAGTCTTCACTGAATAAACTCAAACGTGAAGGACTGGATAAATTAATTACCGAGTATAATATTTCTTTGGATGCTTCTACCAAGATCACCAAGAAGGTCTTGGTAGATCTATTACGTAATTATTATACAAAAAAATCTTACACATTGATTTCAACAAATGCGGATCCGAATATGACAGCCAATAAAATCGATATGATTACCATAGGTAGAAATATCAAACATATCATGGATAAATTGGAAATAATCACTACTTACAATCCCACCCATATTATTATGGAGAATCAAATATCCACCATGGCTTCACGTATGAAAACGATTCAGGGTGAATTGACCATGTATTTTATCATGAAATTTCCGAATGCACATATAGAATATATTTCTTCAGCGAACAAACTCAAACATTTTACACCCGTGTCGACTACACCCGTGTCGACTACACCCGTGTCGACTACACCCGTGTCGACAACAACGAATAAAAAATATCGTCAACATAAACAAGATGCTATCGTATATACACAACAAATTTTACAAACAACGCCCGAATTATCAACCTGGATACAGGCGTTTAATACCAATACTACTAAGAAAGATGATTTGGCTGATTGTTTTTTGCAGGGGATATGGTATTTGCGGTTTCGATTACCGCTTGTTTGATCAAGGATTCATATTTGGGCATAAAAATCGCTGGATTCATCAATTGTTGAAACTTTTGATGAATTTCCCCTTGTTTACGATAACGATCGAGTCTTGGTTGATCTTGGGACAATGACAGAACAATATCAATATATTGTTCTTGAGAAGTGGCGATCAGTTCAGGTAATCCGCAATTTTGTAGTAGAGATGCGGATACATTATGAGCATGTAAATGCGGATGACATAATGTGACCACAGGAATAGAATTATATAGTGCATTACATGTTGTAGTAGTACCAGAATACGGAAAACTATCTAACATAATATCAATATTGGAGAATAATGATAAATAATCGCTGGTTGACCCATAAGTTGAGAAAATAATACGATCTTTGTTGATTTGACCGGGTGCATGGCCAACCCCTAGTTTATCGTAATATCTTTCCATGAGAATTTGACTATCGATTGTAGTATTCAGTTTAATCACCAATTTTGTATGGGTGCTTTGTAATAAAATTTGTTTCCATACGGACAATAGTTCGTCCGAATTTTTCGATTCACGGTTCATCGAACCAAGAATAATCCATTCGGTGGTATTCGCGTTTAATGGTAGAGGCTCAGATTGTAATTCCGATTTAAATAACAAGAAACATGAAGACATATACAATCGTTTTTCAGCGAACCATTGATTGGATGTAGGTGGATCGGCTATATGATCTGTGATACGATATTGTGTAATATCAGAGGATCCGACCGTATTCGGAAATCCAATATATGAAATTTGTATGGGGGCGGGTTGTTTTGCAAAAATATGAATACGATTTTGTTCGGTATAACCGTTTAAATCGAACAATACATCAATATGAAAATTACGTATAACATTGATAGCGTGGTCTATCGGTGTATTTTGTAGATTAACAAAACTTCTACATTTTTGTCGTATATTTTGGTATTTTTCATTATTCATAAATTCATTAAAATTTTTGGTAAAAAATAAGGTAATATTAAAGCAGGTTTCGTCGTGATGTTCGAGTATGGGTAAAATAAAATTTGATACAGCATGATGAATAAAGTCGGAAGACACATATCCAATGTTTATCCTTTGAGTTTTCGTTGGAAGGCATTCATCCCCCTTGCCACCGACTAGATGAAAACTCGTACGTCCGTAGGACGGGAGAGTTTCGTAGGGATGTCTGGAACGAAGTGGCAAGGTGGGCTGAAAGCCTCCTTCACTACTAACTCGGCCAGTGACCCCCCTTTGGGGGTCACAACCCTTGAGCACCGAAGGTGCTCTGAGGTAGGCGACATAGTCGCCGGACGAGTTTGGAGACATTAACCAATCGAAGCGGTGTTTCCATTGTTGCTTGGTGTCATTGGTCCATGGGTAACAATCAATTGAATAATATTTGTTAATAAAAGAACATAATTGTAACCGATCTTCTTCGTTATAATAAATATAATCGTATATTAACATATTACTACAAAACAGGTTTATTTTCGTATCATGACTTATGCACGAATTTTGTAATATCATATTAAAAATTGGTAGATTACGTTTTAATAATTTGCTGATCCACGTAAATTTCGCCATACGCATGTAAAGAACTAATGCATTATTAAGAATTTGATATTGTATTTCGTAAGGAAGTTGACATGATTCAGACGTATCAGTATCCGTATCAAAATCAAAATGACATATTTTCAATAAAATCGAATATATATTGTCTGCATACTGTAGATGATTTATTTTGATATAATATGCGCCTAAAAATAGTAACCATCTGGAGTCTGAGTTTTCAGCACCATATGTGTATTTTTCAATGAATGATGGGTAAGAATCGAAGATATATTGAATATATTGAGTATATCCGTTATCAAACAATAATTTCATAAAATCGAGTACATTTTCAATAGGATCCAAACTATATAATGAAGCCGTGAATCCGGCAGGTTTTTTGTTGTATAAACGAAAAGCGGATTGAAACCAATAACCTGCTTGGTGTATTTCATTCGGACGATTGGTGAAAAGGACATATGCCATAAAATAATGCAATTCAGCACTATCCGGAAATAAAAATAAGAGTTTGTACAAGATAGATTCACATAACGTTATGTCAGATATATTTGGCAAGGGGCTTTCTGCCTCTTCACTACTAACACGGTAGGTAGCTTTGCTACCGGACGAGTTTGCTCGAACGATTTGTATTCCCAAGTTATATGTTTCGATTAGTTGTGCCTTATCCTGCGAGGTAATATCTATTTTTTTGGTATGTAAACAGGATTCACACAAAGCATAAAATTGTAATATATGATTTTCGTCATCGGTCATGTCTGGTATAATGAATACAGTAACAGTATACGTTTATGTATTTAGAAAATAGTTCATAGATATAACATATTAGATATTCAAAGAATCATGGAAGTGATTGATATTGGCAACATGGAAAATATTTCTATTCAATTAGACGAAGGATTTGATCGTAGGCCTTCGGTAAATTTTGGACCAGGTATAGAGTTATTAATGAACGAAAAAAAGAAAAATACATTTGCAAATACTAGTGTGGATTTAGGCGAATTAGATAAATTAGAAAATGATTTGAATGATTTAACACGTGGTAGTAATAGTAATAGTAGTGGAGACAAAACGATTAATTTTGGTAGTTGGTTTGGTAACAATAATAGTGGTAGTGAACCAGCGATACGTATTCATGATGAATCCAATGATTCTGGATTAGGCGAGGCAACCGCAAATAGTATAGCGGGTGTAACGAATACGTCAGACGGATTTAGTAAATTGAACATGGAAATTCCGATGGAATATAGTAATTCGAGTCGTATGACGGATCGCGAAAAACGTCGTAAGAAGCGTGCCATGATTAAAAAATTAGAAGAATGGTATGAAAAAGGGACGATTAAACATACGTCACATTTTAATATTGATTCGAATTACGACGAAGTTGAAGACGAATACGAAGGAGCATTGGAAGATAAACGTAAGAAAGATAGTGTGAAGATTTATGGTTGGTGGTTTATGACCTTGGTCAATTCGGTAGAATATGCGAATGCTGCATTCAATCCATTTGATTTGAATTTAGACGGGTGGGGAGAACAAATCAGTGAAGATTTGGATTCTTACGAAGAATTGTTCCTTGAATTGTACCAAAAATACAAGGGTGGTAAAATTGCACCCGAAATATCTTTATTGTTACGTTTAGGATTTTCCGCGGCGGTGGTCAATTTTACGAACAAGGCATTGTCCACTGCTACACCCGCATTTAATGATGTGATCCGTCAGAACCCGGATTTGATGAAAATGTTCACCAATGCGACGGTACAATCCATGAGTCAATCGAGTCCCGGATTCAATATGGCTAGTCAAATGATGAATCGTGAACCGGAAGTCGGTACCACCTTCGGACCACCACCTGCACCCGTACAAACCAAAAATATGGCACCACCACAACGCCCACAAATGCAACAAATGCAGTTTACCCAAAGACCGGATATTATGGCTGGAAGAGGTCAAGCGCAACCCATGTTTCATGAATCCGGTATTGATATTCAAGAACGATCACCAGCGATGAGTCCTCCTCCTTCACGACCGGAGATGCGTGGTCCTCAAAACATGGATTTGGATAATATTTTGTCAGGATTAAAAACACGTGACGTTGTGCTACATAGTGATCCACCAAGACAACAACAACACCAACACCAACAACAACACCAACAACAACACCAACAACAACACCAACAACAACAACACCAACAACAACACCAACCAACCCATGAAGAATTTGCTGATATGGGAATATCATCCACCGTTTTGAATGAAAATGATTCAATGATTAGTATTAGTTCGTTGCGTGATATGCAAAATGCCACAGCACCCAAACGTGCTCGTCGTAAGCAACGAAGTGATCGTAATACAATCTCTTTGGATATCTAGAGTAATATCTATATAGAGATATCATGCATATTATTTGTAGTATTATGAGTATAAATAAAGATGAAACTGAATATGAATATCAAAAACCACCACTTAGTTTGTTTTCTATTCCACAATTTATTTCAGTTGAAAGTACAAATGATAAACTACGACAAACTATTATTGAACTGAAAGAAATCATTAAAAATCTAAAAATTTTCAAAGAGTGTGGTAAGATCACCGTACCGATCGATAAATTTACAAAACACATGATAGTATTACAACAAACGGTTGACGAACTAAAAAACACAATAGAAAACTCGGATTCTTCGTAGAGATATAGTTGAAGCCTCCACTTCGTTCACGGCATCCCTACGATCCTCTTCCGTCCTACGGACGTACGAAGATTCGTCTAATTTACACTATACTGTTGATATAGTGTAAAAATCAAGATAACTGTTCAAGTCTTATTGAACCAGTCGTTTTCACGTAAAATCGTTGTAAAATTGTCAAAATCTTCCAAACTCATATTGTGACAACTAATGATATTGGAACAATGAATATGATCATGACAACAATGATAAATACGATTATACCCGAATAGTTTACTTATATTGATAATTCCTATATGATTACATTCGTAGAATCGATGAAAATATTGGATAATTTTACCTCCCAAACAATAAATATAAAAAGAAAGACAAACATCACATGCTGGATCAAATTGGTTTGTATTGGTCTGATTACAATTGGATAACCATATATCAGTCATGGTTTCTAAAAACGGGTATAAACTGTCCAACATTCCGCGCGATAGTACAAATCCGGCACCACCTAAAAAAAACCGCAACACATGATGATCGAGTGGTTTGAAGGTAGGTAACTGTTCTTCCCGATTGTAAATGGTAGATAGATATTTGTCAAATTGTGAAGGTGTATTATCAAAATTGTCATAATGACCCCCTATATATAATTTTTCTTGGGGATTCATGAAAGACAATAAATGAATAAGTGAATCTATGTTCAGATATGTATCCGTACCACATACAAATACAAAATCAACGTCAGGATTGTTATCTAATATATATTTTATTCCCAAATTTTGTTTATAACTGGCGGATAAATAATCATTTTTAATACCGGGTAAATAGATAATACGTGATGGAAACTGAAACACTTCGGGGTGGTCTAGTCCGACTATTTGTTCTTCGCCTACAAAATAATAAACAGGAATATTATGTATTTCTTCCGCACGCTTCGCCCAGGTTTCTTGTATTTTTAATAATTGTAAACAATATTTTGGTATAGTTATACAGCCAAAAACACATACCGCTATTTTAGGTATCATAAATTTTTTCACAATATACATGAATTATACCAAAGATTTTATGTTTTTTTTGTGTAAAACAACATAAAAATTTTATTACATGTAAAAATATAAGAACGTACAATGTTCAATTCAATATTATATTCACTTTTGAATGTATACGTACATGTAAAATTGTTTTTTGTACAGAGTATTACCAAATTATACATAAAATATCCGAAATTAGGATATGTTGACAAAATGATACGATATAATATGTATTTTGGATATAAATGGTGGTCGTGTATACGTTCTGAACCGGTAGATGAACAAAACTGGATACAGTTATCTTCATGTTTGCCTGATTCAACTAAAAAAACACGTTATATGTATCATGAATTATATTGTTCAGCAAGCGATTTCGATGAAAATATTCATTTGATACAATATTGGAATAATTATTTAAAAAAACATAATAATATGCATTGTGTAATAAACTATCCATTGTTAATGATTAAACTCGATGATAAATATTTAATACATTTATATACGAATCCGAACAAACTTCTCAGGTCACCTTCTGTGACCTCCGAAGTTAGTAATTGGATCGGCGACCGAAGGTCGCAATCT